GTTTCCCAGTCACGATCATAAGCCGAATGATTGGAGTTTGCAACCGAAGCATTTTGTTGATTTCATGAAGCGTCTGCGGAAGTATTTTAGGCCGCAGAAGATTCGTTATTTTATGTGTGGAGAATATGGGAATCGGTGTAAGCATGGAATCAATATGGAGCTTGTTGGTTGTCCCATGTGTAATTTGGGTCGTCCGCATTATCATGCTTGTTTATTCAATTGTAGTTTTCCTGATTTGGTTTCTTATGGGAGCCGTAATGGTGAGTTACGTTATACCAGCCCTATCTTAGAGTCTATCTGGAAGTATGGTTTTGTTGATGTAGGAGAAGTTAATTTTGAAAGTGCCGCGTATGTGGCGAGGTATTGTCTTAAGAAGGTAACTGGTGTGATGTCTGACGATCATTATTTGTCATATGATTTTGATGGTGTCGTGACTTTTTTAACGCCTGAGTATTGTACAATGTCGAGGCGTCCGGGAGTTGGTCGTGAGTGGTTTGATCGTTATAAGAGGGACGTTTTTCCAAGTGACGAGGTTCCAGTTCCGGGTAGTGGTGTGTTTAAGGGTGTGCCGCGTTATTATGAGGAGTTATTTAAACTGGAAGACCCGGTTAGTCTGGATAAGATTAAAGAGATACGTCAAGAGTTTTTGAAGGCGCATGGAGAAGATTATACTCCGGCTCGGTTGATGTCGAGGTATAAGGTTAAGAAGGCTCAGGTAGAGATGCTAAAAAGGAGTTTGTGATGAAGTTGGGATTGTTTTCTATTTTTGATTCTGCTAGTGGTGTGTATGATGGGCCGTTCAAGGCCCGGACTGATGCCGAGGCTATACGTGCTTTCAGTGGTGTGGTTGCTGATGCAGAGCACCCGGTTGGGAGACATCCAGAGGATTTTACTTTGGTGAAAGTCGGCTCGTGGAATGATGGTACTGGTGAAGTGGAGGATAAAGGAAATTTGAGTTTGTGCACTGGTTTGGAAATGGTGGCGCAACTTCGCAATGTAGACACAGAGAAGTTGGCGCAGTTTAATACGTCTGTTGGTAATGGAGATGATAGTCATGCCACGTAGTGTAATGGAGCATAGGTTTTCTGAGGTGCCGCGGGCGCAGATACCGCGGTCGAGTTTTAATAGGAGCCACGGTCACAAGACGACTTTCGACGCGGATTATCTGATCACTGTGTTGGTTGATGACGTTGTGCCCGGAGATACGTTTAATGTCAATATGTCGTTTTTTGCTCGGTTAGCGACACCGTTATATCCGATTATGGATAATATGTATTTGGAGTCGTTTTTCTTTTTTGTGCCGTACCGGTTGGTTTGGACGAATTGGGAGAAAATGCATGGAGCGCAGGATGATCCGGCGGATTCGATTGACTTTACGGTTCCGGCGATGGGTTCCAGCACTACGGCGGATATAAGTACTGATGCTATTGCTGACCAGCATCGTAGGTATATGGGTATACCGTGGAATGCTAGTGTTGATTTGTCTGAGATTTCGGCGTTGCCGTTTCGGGCGTATAATTTGATTTGGAATGATTGGTTCCGTGATCAGAATTTGCAGGATTCTGTGGTGGTTGATACTGATGATGGACCGGATACTCCTAGTGATTATACTTTGTTGAAGCGTGGTAAAAGGCACGATTATTTCACTTCTGCGTTGCCGTCTCCGCAGAAGGGTTCAGCGGTTAGTTTGCCTTTGGGAACGACTGCGCCTGTTACTGGTAGTGGTTCACCTACGTTTGATGTTAGTGATGTAACGAATGATGCGATTAACGCTGTGGTTTCTACTGGTGCGTTGCATCTTGGGTCGCCTTCGTCTGGTGGTGATATTGAGTGGAATACGCCTAATCTGACGGCGGATTTGTCGAGTGCCACATCGGCGACTATTAACGACTTGCGTTTGGCTTTTCAGACCCAGCGGTTATTAGAGCGTGATGCGCGGTCGGGTACACGTTATAATGAGCTTATTTTGGCTCATTTTGGCGTGACTGTTCCTGATTTTCGTTTGCAAAGGCCGGAATTTCTCGGTGGAGGTAGTTCGGCCGTTAATGTGACGCCTGTTGCGCAGACATCGGGCCAGCCTACGCCTGCAACTAATGATAAGTTAGGAGAGCTTGCGGCGTTTGGTACTGTTTCCGGGACGCATGGTTTTACCAAGTCGTTTGTGGAACATGGTGTGTTAATTGGTCTGGTTAACGTGCGTGGTGATATTACGTATTCGCAAGGTATTGAGCGTTACTGGACTAAGCAGACAAGGTATGATTTCTTTTACCCTGTTTTGTCGCAGATTGGTGAACAGAGTATTTTGGCGAAGGAAATTTATTATAGTGCGGCTGATCCGGATGCTGTTTTTGGGTATCAGGAGCGGTATGCAGAGTATAGGTACAAGCCTTCGCGGTTATCTGGTTTGTTTTCAGTAGATCATGGTTCGACGTTGGCGGCGTGGCATTTGTCTGAAGATTTTGCTAGTGAGCCTACGTTAGGTAGTACCTTTATTCAGTCTAATACTGGCGTGCCTTTGGATAGAGCTATACAGATTAATACGGAGCCCCATTTTATCGGTGATTTCTTTTTTGATATGCAGTGTGCGCGGCCGATGCCGTTGTATGGTGTGCCCGGTAATTTGGATCATTTCTAATGGCTTTTCCGTGGCCTGCAATTATTTCGGGCGCGGCTAGTATTTTTGGTGCTGTTTCTAGCGCGCGTGGTCAGCGGGAGGCGAATGAGCAGAATATCGCTCTTGCTCGTGAGCAGATGCGTTTTCAGGAGCGTATGTCTAATACGGCGGTGCAACGTCGTATGGCGGATTTGGAAAAAGCTGGTATTAATCCTATTCTTGCTGGCAAGTATGATGCGACCACGCCAGCTGGCGCTTTGGCGACAGTGGGCAATGTTGGCGCTGCTGGTGTAACTGGTGCGGCTGGCGGAGCGTCAGTTGCGCGTGATGTAGGTACGCTTGGTAGTGATTTGGAGTTGTTGGAGAAGCGGATCGGTTTGACGGATAATCAGTCGCAGGCGATAGCTTTGCTTGCGGAAGCTAGCGGTAATGCTGCTGACTTTTTGGGCACTATTGTTCAGAAAGCGAAAGAAGGCATGATGACTGAATGGGATGTTAGTAATATGATTCAGATGGTGCCCAGTTCTATGATGGACTTAGCGGACAAAGTGCTGAAAGAGATTAGTAATTTGATCAACAATGCGAATGAGTTGTTGTTGGAAAGATTTGGTGATGATTATTCGCGTGATGTGAACCGGTATAGATTGGAGAATTGAGAATGAGTATGTATCCTGCATTGGTGTTCGATTATAGTGACGGTCGGACTAAGCAAGCTTTTAAAGATGAGACGGATATCAATAAGATTATCAAGAAGGCGCAAGTCGAAGGAGGTATATCTCATGCGTTGAAGTATCCGGAAGCGGTATACGGTGAGTTTACCGGTGTTGATTTGCTTGGTGCATATGAGCAGGTAAAGCGGGCTGAAGCGATTTTTAACGATCTTCCTTCGGAAGTGCGGAGAGAGTTTGGTAATGATGCGCTTAAGTTCGCTGGTTTTGCATCAGATCCTAGGAATATTTCGCGGTTGTCGGAGTTAATTCCGGCTATCGCTGAGCCTGGGAGACAATTCCCAGATATGACCAAGCGTGACGAACCGCGGGAGAGCGGTTCTGCGGTGGCTGATCCTCGAGCAGGTGATCAGCCGGGGCCGGATGTTTCCGGCCCAGAGGACGGCTCTGAGGCCGTCGAGGCCAGTTCTAATACTTGATGTGAACTGGCGGACTGACACCGGAGGTGGAAGGATTGGCCCGGCATTGCGCCGGGCCTTTTTTTGGCTCAGAATAGAGGCAATTGGTTGAGATTGCGTTCCCGCCGTAAGTGGCGATGATGGAAATCGGTTTTTTCTTCTATAGACAGTTTCTTCCAGGCGCGTTTGCACGCGATTGAGCATAGCCAACCGGTAGAGCCGAATATGTAAGTATGGTGATAACAGGAGGTTGGCTTGGTGAGTTCTTCTTGGCAATATTTGCAGATGACTTTTCGTTTGGATTCTAACATGGTATTCTCCTTTGTCGAGTGGGGCTCACTTGGGATGCCCCCGAGCAAAGGAGATTAGCATGGATATGCAGAAGCAAGAAAGCTGGATACAGTTTGCCAAGGATTGGAACGCCGGTTCGCCTGTTAAGGCATTGGCGAGGAAATATGGTTGCGAGGTATCGACAGTTCGGAACTGGGTTGCGATGCTACGCAAGAAAGGCGTTAAACTGAAGTCGCGGCAGAAGGCTGTTTATCAGATTGACGCTAAGCTTATTAATCGTGCTTTGTAGTGTAAGGAGAGTGAGTGATGGCGAGACGTAGGAAAATGAGTCGTAGAGGTAGCGGTAAGTATTTCACAGCGACGGCTGATAAAACGCATTTTCGGAATATAGCGCCGCGTCCGCAGCGTGGCGGTATTCGGTTGTAGTGCCTTGTTATAGTCCTTTAAAGGGTTGGAAAGACCCAGACACGGGTGGCATCAAGTTTAAGAGGGATAATTGTGGCGAGAAAATGGAAGTGGCGTGTGGCCAGTGTCTTGGTTGTCGTCTTGATAGGAGTCGCATGTGGTCTATGCGGATTGTCCACGAGTCAAGTTTGCACGCGTTTACTGGAGGTAATTGCTTTATTACCTTGACTTATCGGGATGCTGCGGAGTGTAGCGCAGAGCAGTTTGCTGGTGGATTTTATGTGCCGAATGATTGGAGTTTGCAACCGAAGCATTTTGTTGATTTCATGAAGCGTCTGCGGAAGTATTTTAGGCCGCAGAAGATTCGTTATTTTATGTGTGGAGAATATGGGAATCGGTGTAAGCATGGAATCAATATGGAG